GAGCGGTGGCAGCGAGCAGTTCTTCAGGATCGCGGGGAGCTTCTCCAGCTTCGGCGGCTTGCCGAGCTTCGGCTTGCACCACCAGCACAGCGTGCACTGCATCCAGTGTTCGCCGACGTCACGCCAGCCGTGCTGGTGCTCGCACAGCTCGCGGAACGACCACGGGCCGGTGACCGGGAATGGATCGGTCCTCCGTGTCGCCATCGAGTGGATAGCGCGCATGCGCTTGATGGATTCTTCTCGGCTCATGCTTCGACCGACGAGAAGCCCTTCTTCTTCACGATGCGCAGTGCAGCCGGGAACCACGCCTTGAGGTCATCATTGTGGCTGACGACGAAGACGCTCTCCTTGTCGATTTCTGACAGCACGTCGACCACACGCTCGTGCGCGGCGCTATCGAGGTGATCGAACACCTCATCGAAGAAGCACACGTTGAACGATGCGGACGAGCGCGAAGCTACGAGCCGCTGGAGAGCGAGCCCTACGCAGAGGTCCGCCTTCGCACGCTCGCCCGCGCTGTTGCCGAGGTAGGTTGCAGCACCGTGCTTGTTGTCGACGCGGACCTCGAACTTGTCGACCGTCTTGCCCGACTTCAGCTCGCTCGTGGCGGAGAACTCGACCTTGATGGTTCCGCCGGTGACGGCGCGCGAGATGCGAGCGGCCTCCTCGTTGAGCAGCGGCAGCGAGCTGTCGAGTAGGAGCGAGCGCAGACCCTTCGCACCGAACGCTTGCACCCAGAACTCGGCGAGCTTGAGCCGCGCTTCCTCTGCGGTGTGTTGCTCGGAGAGCAGCGCGGCCTCCTTGCCGTACTTCACGCACTTCGCCTCGACCTTCCTGGCGAGCGCGTCGTACGGGTTGTTCTCCTTCTCCAGCTCGGCGATGCGGTCCTCGTGATCCTTCACGCGACGCTTCCACGAGATGGTGTTCGCGCTCTCCGCGACCGCATCGTTGAGCTTCTTCTGCGCAGTGGATGCATCGGCACGAATGGTGGCGAGCTTGCGCTGTGCAGCTTCGAGCTTCTCGTCGACCTCTTCGAGTTCGTCCTCGATCGAGTTCAGCGTCTTCGTAGCCATGGCGAGCTTCTTCTTGAGGTCACCGAGTACGCGCTCGTGTTGAACCTCGTCGACGCGTTGTCCGCACGTCGGACAATCCTTCGCGATGGCTTCTTGCTTCTTCACCGCAGTGCGCAGCTCGTCGACCTTGGACTTCGCACCAGCACGCTGGACCTTCACATCGGTGGAGTCCTTGTTGCGTTGCGCGACTTCCTTCTCCATCGCGGTCACGAGCTTCACGATGCGCTCGACTTCGAGCTTGAGCTTGTCGGTGTCACCGCCTGCGTTCTTCTTGATCCATTCCTTGGCGGCACCGAGCTTCGCGCGTTCAGCCTTCAGCTTGTCCTTGCGCTCGCTCTCGAACGACGCGTCCTTCTCGCGGAGACCTTCAGCCTCTTCTGCAGCTTGATCGCGCTGCTCTACAGCACGGTCCAGGTCTCGCTGGATGTTGTCGACAGCGATGCCGATCGAGGTGGCCTTCGAGCGCGCCTCCGAGCATGCCTGCGCGAAGCGCTCCACACCGAGCACCTCATCCAGGATTTCCTTCTGCTCCTTGTCGGTGAGCGAGCTGAAGCGGTAGCCACGGTCTTGCCCGAACACGACGCTCGACATGAACGTACGACGCGAGCAGCCGAGCAGCTTCTCGACCACCTCTTGCGTCTCGGTGTTGCTGGGACCGCTCATGTCCTCGTCGAGGTTGTCGTGGGTGACGCGGAGCGAGTTCTTCAGCTTCGAGTGCCGGCGTGCACGGCTGATGGTGTAGATCTCGTCGTCGATTTCGAGGCAGACCTGCACGAGGCAGTCGTCTCCAACCTTGCGGTGGACAACCTCATCGTTCTCGTAACCGCGCAGCGTGATGCCGAACAGACACCACACGAGAGCGTCGATCATCGCGCTCTTACCGGAGCCGTTCGAGATGGCGGAGTCGTCGTCCAGGTTCTCACCCTCGACGAACGTCAGCCCAGTGCTCCTGAAGTCGAACGCGGCTTTCCCGAAGCTCAGGAAGTTCTGCACGCTCATCGACGTGATCGTCGCAGTGCTCACGGCTTCTTGCCCTTGAGCAGCTCGCGCGCTTTCGTTTCATTGCCCTTCGGCAGCGACGCGGCGAACTCCGCGATGATGTCCTTGTCGTGTTGCGACACGTTCTCGTAGCCGCGCGCATTCTTCATCGCGTCGTAGTCACGCAGCGGCTTCGCACCGAGCATCCAGTCCGGGTCGACACGGTAGACCTCGGTCATCCGCGTCGTCAGTCCTGATGGAAGGTCGGCGACATCGGCGACCTCGGCTTTTTGGAGCACGTCCTTCTCGACACCGATGAGACGCGCAGCCTGTCCGAGCGACAAGCCGGCGTTCACGCGCGCCTTCATGGTTCGGTTATCAGGCTTTGACATACTTCCTTCGCATCTCGTTGATCTCGTCGTAACGCGCCTGGTCTACATCGCCGATTGAATCGAGTGCGCTCTGCCACCCGTTGAGAGCGGCGGTCATCGCATCCATGACCTCGTCACGCTGGCGCTCGAACTCGTCGCGCTCGCCCTTGAGGATGGTGTTCTTCTCCTTCAGGTCGCGGACCTCCGCTTCGAGATTGCCGATCGTGTACGAGGCGAAGCTCATGGTTACAGCACGCCCTTCTTGCCAGGGAACGCCAGCTCCAAGGCGTACTTGTATTCGAGCTTCTTCTCTGGCGCGACGTACTCCTCCGTGTGGCGGTAGAATGTCTCGGTGCTCGTCCACTGCAGCCCGTAGACGCCATCACCAGCGGCGTCAACGCCAGGCGCGTACTTGTCCAGGATCGATTTCAACACGTTGTTATCCAGCATCGCTTCTCCTATTCGATTTCGATCTCGTGCACGACCTTGTGCCACCCAACGAACCGTTCGCGGGCGTGCTTGCATGCGTTGCCGATGACGACGAGCGCATCGGCTTCACGAGCCATCAGCGTGTCGCGCATCTCTTCAGCGGGCTTCTTCCCGTACGTCATCTCGGCGCGGTGAATCACGACGGGGAGCTTGCCGGTGATGCTCTTCGCGGCGAGCCGCACTGCCTTCTCCGTACCGCCTTCAGCGCAGCCGGTCATGAGCCGCTTGGGCTCGAACCCGACAGCAGCGACGATCTCGGGCCACTGCGTGCGGAGCACGTCAGCAAGCTCCTGCGCGTCGACGCGGTGCGTGCCGAGCACCGCGAGCACGCAAGCTCCGCTAGTGTCAGCTCGCAGCATGCGCAGGTCCGTGAAGATCACGTCCGCACCACGATTGCGTGTGTCGAACTGATTCTTCATATGATGCCGCCGTTCTCGTCGAGCAGGTCAGCGGATTCTTCCCAGGCGCGACACATCTCGCTGTACGCGGGATCGCGACGCAGCTTGCGGTGCTTCCGCTTGCCGAGTCGCGGGATGTTGCGGAAACCCTGCACCGCGACTACAAGCCGCTGAAGCTGGATTCGATATTTCTGCTCGTTGGTCACGAGTTTTCCAGCGGCGGATCGCCGGGCTCTGGGTAGCAACGCATGCACGTCGGCTGGTCGCAGCCGCCGGAGCGCGGGTCAGGCTCCATCAGCCCGAGCGCGACTTTGCAGTCACCTTGCTCGGGTGCCGTGATGCCGAGCTGCTGCTCTGCAGCTTCGACACCTTCTTCGGCGACCTTCTTCATGCCCTCATCGAGCGACTGGAGAATGATCTCGATCGCGAGCTGCACCTCTTCGCGGTTGGGATCGACGGCGGTCCTGATGACCGTCTTGCCATCACCAACGAGCATCAGAACGACACCGCTCGCTTGGAGGTCCTCGCACAGACACGGTGCGAGCTTGTCGATCGACATGAGCTGCTGGTGGTAGTTGCGGACCAGCGGCTTCATCGTCGCGACGTAGTCGGCAGGCGGCTGCTGACGGATGTCTTCGATGGTCGGACGGTCGGCCTTCGCGGCAAGCTCGTCGAACATCTTGCGCAGGTCGTTGAGACCTTCGATCGCTTCGCCGCACTTCGCATCGCGAGCATCGGCTTCAGGCGGCATCGCCATGAGCTGCTTGCGCAGGGTGTCCATCTGGGAATGAATCGCCTCATTCAAGAGGCGGACGCTTTTGTAGCTCACTTGGTTGCTCCTTCGATAAGTTCGAGTCCAACGCGCAGTAGATCACTGCGCTCGCTCGGGTCAACACCGACGTGTTCCATGTATGCCTCCAGCAGCTGCTTGTCACCCATGCTCGGGTCGACCTGCAGACGGGATGACTTCGGCAGCTTGTCCGCACGAGTCGGGCATGCGCGAACACCCTGAGCGCCGAGCTTGTTGAGGACAGCCTCGATGGAATCCCAGGGCATCGGCAGCTCGTCAAAGATGACGTCGACGAAGTTGCCCTTCACGTGAGCCTCCATGTCGAAATCGTCATCCACGATCTCGTCACGGGTGAGCTTCACGAAGCGAGGCAGGTCGAGATCGATGCGCTCGATTTCAGCCTCAACGGTGTCGAGCACGAGGAAGCCCTTCGGAGAGGTCTCACCACGCACGAACTCCATCGGCGAGCCGACGTACCACGCGTTGCCTTGCGTGCCGATCTCCTGATGCGCGTGGTAGTGCCCGGAGAACATGACCATGAACTCTTTTGCGTAGACGTCCGGGTCAGCGTCTTCCTTGACGACGTACTCCAGCGAGGTGCCGACACGTGCACCCTTGAAGCCGTGATGGAACAGTCCGATCGAGACGTCGCCATCCTTGTCCATGCGGTCCGCGAGCGCTGCATCGGTTCGCTTGCGCAGCTCGGTTGCATCAGAGCAGTACGCGACCGTTGTGATGAACACCTGGTCATCGTCGTCTTCGATGATCCAGTTCGCCCAACCTTCTTCGCCGACCGTGCGGAGAAGACCCGCGCTCTCCAGCGCCTGGAGCGAGTGAATCTTCGCGAGACGATCAGCGGCATCGTGGTTGCCGACGTTCGCGTAGAGCGGAAGGCTCGCAGCGCGCCATCGAGCAAGCTCCTCGACTACGAGGTTGTACGGCAGCGTGTAGAGCACGCCGCGTTTGTGGAAGAGGTCACCACCGAACAGCACAGCATGGATGTCATGCTTGACGCTGTACTCGCGGATTTGACGGAGCACAGAGATGCAGTGATGCAGCCGGCTCTCGTCTTTGGAGTGTTCTGCCCACGCGTGAATATGCGCGTCAGAAAAGATCGCTACCTTCATCCAGTCCTCTTGATCCTCGCGCGAACAGTCTCAGTTCATGTTGACGTTGTCAACTAAATGCCGCGCTTAGCACGGTAGATCTCGCGCACCTCGTACACGACGAAGTCGACGTTGCTTCCAGCAGCACCGTTAATGGCCCGCTTCTTCGCTTCATCGATATCGCTGAACGTCTTGTCGACGTCGAGCGAGGCAGTGGTGTCCCACTCCTTCAGCTCGTCCTCGATCGCAGCGATGTCGTTGGTCGTCACGAGGAAGGTCGGTGGTGTCTGCTTCACCATCTTCGGCTTCTTCTCGGACTTCGGAGCGAACGTGTTCTTCACGCGCTCGGGCTCCGGCTTGCGCACGAGCATCGCGGCTCCACCCATGCGGCGGCGATTCGCACCACCCTTGATCGGGACCACGGTGTAGTTGCGTAGGTCGAGACCCTGCTTCCGCTCCTTCGCGGACAGCTTCATCGTCACCTTCGGCATCAGCGTTTCGCCTTCTTGGTGCTGATCGATTTCTCGACGTTGAACGTGCCGGTCGAGACCAGCTGGTAGACGCCGACGATGTCTCCGTGGAAGTCCTCGCAGATCTCGTCTGGCTTCGACACCACCATGATGCCGCCACCTTCGCCGTCATCGAGATTCACTGCGATGAGCGTCTTCGGCAGCTTGTCTTTCTTCTTCCCCATCACTTCACCTCCCTGAGTTGTCCGTGGTCGTTGATGCGGTAATCGGTTGCCGACTCTGCATCCAGCTCGGTGACGTCCACGATCGCCTGGCAGACGTTCGCGACGTTCGGCTTGAAGTCGTAGAGCACGGCGGTGAACTCAGCACCGACCATGTCGATCGGCTTCTTGAGCTTCTCACCTGACACCGGATCCATCTCGCCCTTCATCATCAGCTTGAGCTTGGTGAGTGAAGGATTCGCCATCTTCGTGGGTGCCCCTTCGGGCGCTTCATCGGTTCTGAACGCTACGTAGATCTTCATCTCTTGATCCTCATTTCTTGAGCGTCTTCGTGCCGACCTGCTTGTCCAGATCGGTGCGGATGCTCTTGGTGAATGGGTGCTTCGTCTTCTTGAACTTCTCGGCGAACGCCTTGCCGATGCTCTCGGATCCCAGCATCTCCACGAACTGGTCGTAGGCGACCTTCTCGTAGCGGTAGACAGTGGTGACGTCAGCCTTGAACACGACTTCAAGCGCGCCTACCAAATAGCCGGTGCCCTCGAAGCCGATGCTGTGGATGTTGTCGCTGTCTTGAACGAGGAAGTGCCTCATGACGATGCTCCTTGCAGGCGTGTGCGGATGCGGCGAGCGCGCGACGTTGTAGCTCGCGGGATGAGCGTGCAGAGGTCAGCGGTCTTGCCGCCGCGCTCCACCACGACAGGTCCCGCCGCGCAGCCCTTCAGGAGCGCGTAGCCACCGGCGTACCCGAGCAGCGCGCAGGTGATGTCGCCATGGCAGGACTTAGTGTCCATCCATACACGAAGGTGCTCGGCGCCTTCGAGGTAGCCACCGAGGATCGTCTGACGATCGCAGCTCGCCTGGTGCATCTGCGGCTGTAGCAGCCCACAGGCGTGCCGCCCTCTCACCGCTGCCCCTGTGACGCCGAGCGTGTACCGGCTCTCGCGGTAGGCGATGGCCAGCAGCAGCGTAGGATCGACGGAGAACAGCTCTCCGGCGAAGGTAGAAGCCGCCAGGTGCTGGGCAGCCTCCGCCTGGGTCGTTAGGTACGCGGGAGCGGTCTGACGCAGCGCGTCGGATTCAGCCTGTCGGTCGGCTCCGAGAGCTGTGGCCATGGCTGTGAGGAAGTTGAGGATGATCGTCATTCGTCATCGCTCCCACCGCCGAAGTCGGGATCGGCATGCACGGTCGTGAAGCCACGGTTCGGGACGACGTCACAGAAGACATCGCGGAACGGCGGCGCGACCTTGTTCTTCACGGTGCGAACGCGCGTGCGGCGCAGGATCACGCGGTCGCCCTTCTTCACGGTCTTCACCATCACCAGCTCCAAGCGAACGCTCGCGTAGAACTTGAGGGCCTGACCACCTGCAGTCGTCTTCGGGTTGCCGAACCGCACACCGATCTTGATGCGCTGCTGGTTGATGAAGACGAGCAGCACGTTGTTCTTCGAGACGGTGCTCGTGAGCTTGCGCAGCGCCTTCGACATCAGCGCGGCCTGACGTGCCGGCTGAGCGTTGTCCTCGAAGTCGGCTTCCAGCTCCGACTGCGGAGTGAGCGCCGCAACCGAGTCGACCACGATGCATCCGAACAAGCCGCTATCGGCAAGCTCGTTGACCACGGACAGCGCGCGCTCTCCACCTTGGTCGGGTTGCGAGAGCTTGAGGCGTGTGAGGTCCACGCCGAGCTTCTTCGCGTACGAGACGTCGAGCGCGTGCTCGGCATCCACGAACGCGCATTCCTCACCAGCCTTCTGGAACGCGGCGATGATCTGCAGCGTCAAGGTCGTCTTGCCGACACCCTCGTCTCCGTAGACCTCGATGATGCGACCACGAGGCCAGCCGAGACCCGAGCCCGGAACGGTGCGCGCTTCCGAGTCCGTCTCTCCGGTGATGAGGTCATCCATCTCCTGCCAGCCGGATGGAACGACACTGATGTTCGAGCTGCGTGTACCGCTGGCGATCGTGGTGACGACACCTTCGCTCTTGTACTTCTTGTCGAGCTTCTCGAAGAGCTTCTGCATCTTCTTCTCCTTCGCCTTGTTGATGGGCGGCGGAGCGAGGAGCTTCTCGATGGTTTTGATTCCAGCTTCCACGCGTGACGTGGTGCTGTGAACTGCACGCATCTCGCGAATCGATTGATCGCGAGTCTTCTCTTTGGTCTTCGGCATCGTGAGTCTCCTGGTGTGAAAAAGTGCTGACGGATATGTGCTCGCTCTCCGTCAGGTGTCCGCTGCATCGGTCGGGGTAACCGGGCAAGCGCGGCGCTCTTCACATCAGTCGTCGCGACGCTTCTTCTTCTTGCCCATCTTCACCGAGAGCTTCGACTTCTTCTTCGGCTTCTCTTCTTCTTCGTCGTCAGCGTCCTCGTCCTCTTCTTCCTCTTCGTCGCTGCTGCTATCCGACGTGTCATCGTCATCGTCGTCTTCGTCCTCGTCATCGTCATCGTCATCGTTCGACGAGCCCTTGTTGAGGTCGACGCCCTTCATGATGGCGATGATCTCGTCCTTCGACATGATCTTGCCGGCGGCAGCATCGAGGTCGTGGAGCGCTTCCTTGATGTCGTCCCACGCATCGGAGAGGTCGGTCGATTCGCTCGCCGGGAACACCTTGTATTCGATGTTGCGACGATCGCGTCCGCCCTTCTGCTCCTTCTTGATGTTCATGAAGCGGCCGGACTTGATGCTGGTGAAGTCACCGATCGACGTGTCATCGCCGAGGTAGTAGTTCATCAGCTGCGACCAGACCTGCGTACCGAACGCGAGGATCTTCACCTCGACATCGCCGTCATCATCGGCAACGAGATCGTTCGCGTAATACTGGTGCCGAGGAACGTACTTGTCCTTGGCGCGCTTCCACTCGGCGCGACCGTCTTCGTCGCCCTTCTGGTACTCGCTGTTGATGCGGCTCTGCTCGCGCAGGAACTTCTTGCAGAGAGGACACTTCGTGCCGGACTCGGGCAGACCCTTGTCGACGTTGATGTGCGCCTCGCTGATGCACCGCACAGCGCGGTTGTTCGGACCCACGTTGAAGTGCGTCCAACCCTCCGTGTAGAACTTCCGCTCGCCGGGGCGAGGCAGGATGCGGCGCATGTTCTTGCCGTCACCGAGCTTGTCCCACGAGTTCTCTCCGCTGCCGCCGCCCTTCGCTTTCTCCTTGTGACGCTTGAACGCGTCACGCATGTCATCGAGGTCCGCGCTCTTCTTGCTGCTCTTCTCGCCCTTGTCTGCTTTTGCCATTTTCAAGTCCTCAGTCGTCGTTCAGGTTTGTTCAAGATCGTCAGGCCAACACGGTCCGTCGATCACATCGAATCTTTCGTTCCACGCTCCAGCGCAGCGTTCTTCACGAGCCCTTGCAGGCTCCAACGCTTCTCGCTGATCGATTCCACTGCACTGCTCAGCTTCTGGTACATGTCCTCCGCGTCCATGCGCTCGCGGAACGCCTTGCGCATGCGCGGGTCCTTCTTCACCGCCATCTTGACGGTGGTCTCCGTGAGCTTCGGGTTCTTCTCGCGGATCTCGCCGTAGCAGTCTTCCTCCGCGTTGTGCTCTGCATGCCGTGCATCGCGCAGCCGCGTCTTCGCACGATCGCGCAGCGCCATGTACCAGCTCAGCAAGCCGGGTAGGCGACGCAGCGCGATGTTAAGGTCGCTGCCGATGAACGAGTCCTTCTGTGGGTCGACATCGATGACCTTGCCTGTCATCGGATGGAGAGCCTTGATCGGACCGACCGATCGCTTGTCCCAGAACTTGCTCACGAGTCGGAGCCTTGCACGGGCGTCTGACACTCGATTTCGTTGACGACGATCTGCACGATATTGCGCGCGATGTTCGAGACGACGCGTTGCTCGTCCGCACCACCAGGCTTCATGCGGTTGCCGCAATCATCGAACAGCTCAACACCGAGCGAGCGAAGCTGCGTGGTGATGGTGTTCTCGAATGTATTGATCAGCTCTTCTGCCACTTCTCTTGCTCCTCTTCTGCTCATCAAGGTTTGGCTGTTAGCCAGTTGTCGCCGATTGCACCTTCCACCGCTAGTGGAACGAGCATCTTGTCTTTGTACGGTTCCTTCATCAGGAAGATCTGCCGTTCGAGCGCGGGCTCGCTCGTGGTCTCCGGCGCCTCCACGAC